CACCACCTGGTCCGCCAGGTCGGCGACCTCGTCGCGCATGACCAGTCGGTACATCTCCGACTCCTCGGAGATTCCACGGTGGATGAGCTGGCGCAGCAGCTCGGAGGGGTTGCGCTTGACCTTGATGAGGCCCTTCTCGACGTTGCGCTCGTCGATGGGCGCGCGCTCGGCCTTCTGCGAGATGGTGTCGAACGCGTGGAACTGTGCCATCTGCGGGATTTGGTACTTCGACGCGATGGTGTACCACTCGGCCACCAGGTTGTCGGTCTGCTGGTCCGTGAAAAGGCCCTCAAGCGGGTCGTTGGGGCGCTGGACCATGAAGCCCGTCTGGAGGAGGTCGGCCTCCTGGACCATGCCGAGCACGCCGTTTTGGAATCTAGCCATTGTCTACCTCCTTACCAGGGACGTGTGATTGCGGGATGCTCCGCGATTACGGTGATGCCCTTGAGGGCAGCGGCAGCAGCCTCGGCGGGTGCTGCTGGCAGCAGGTCGGCGTACACGGTGCCCTTGGTCACGATGGAACCCATCGCGTCGCCCTTGCTCACGTCGACGTCCTCGTAGAGGATGCCCTTGGCGGTGGCCCCGTTCGCTGGGATTACAGCGCCAGCGGGCACGTACTTCGTGCCGTCGGCGCGGGTGACGGCCTGCGCGTGGTTGGCCGCGATTGTCGCGGTCTGGCGCACGCACTGCTCGTCGTCGGCCAGGAAGCGCCCAGCGCTGAACGCGAGGCCGTTGGAAGAACCAGTCATGGACATGGTCTCACTCCTTCTTCTTGTCGGTTACTCCTCAGCCTTGCCGAAAAGGTCCTCGTGGCGCTGCTTGAGCATCTTGGCTATCTCGGGGTCGGCACCCTCGGGCACCTCGCTGCCCTTCGGCGGGTTCGGCACGTTCTGCCCGTGCTTGCCCGTCGGCTGCGGGATGAACTCGGCCCATTCCTCGGCCTCGGCCTTCTTCAGCTCCTCGTAGCCGTCGAGCGCGCCTTCCTTCACGGTCAGCTCGTCCAGCGGCTTGAGCCGAGCGGCCTTCTCCACCCGCTTCTCGTCAAGCCCGATTTCGCGCAGCAGGCCCTTGTACAGCTCCAGCTTCTCGGCGTCCGCCTTCTCGGCGTCGACCTTGCCCTTGTATGCGTCGAACTCGCCTTGCAGCGCGTCCTTCTCGCCCTTGAGCTTGTCGATGTCGCCTTGCAGCTTCTCGGCGCTCTCCTTGGCCTCGTCGGCCTCGGACTTCGCCTGCTCGTACTTGGCCTTCCACTCGTCGCCCTTGTCGGCGGCTTTCAATGCCTCGATTTGTCCTTCGAGGTCGGGCACCTTCGCTGCCTTGTCCCGCAGCTCGTCCCTCTCGCGCTTGATGGATTCGAGTGTTTCCTGGTGCGCCGCCATGATGGTGTCGCGCTGCTCGGATTCGATGCCCAGCTGCTTCAAGAGAGAGTTCGTCAGTGCCATTCAAGCTCCTTTGTCTCGGTGCGCGCTGTCTTGCGCATTTGCCTATGGCACGATTGTATTGAGGGTGTCACAAAGCCCCGTCTGTCGGCTCCAGGGCCATGTACTCGTCGACGAGCGCGATGGCGTTCGAGGCCCCGTAGCACACGTACGCGCACATCCCCTCGGCGCGCAGGCGGCTAATCCATGCGGCCTGCTCCTCGGTAGGCTTGCCGCCGTCGGCCTTCATCTCGATGTAGAGGGAGTGGTAGCGACCGCGCGCCACGGGGATGCACAGGTCTGGGACTCCAGGCCGCATGCCCTCTGCCTTGAGCCGCGCCGCCGTCGCGGGGCTTCGCTTGGCCTCGTTCGGGATGTGGAATACGGGATAGCCCTTCAGGTCGCAGTACTCAACGACGGCCACTGTCTCGTCGTGCTCGGACAAAAAGAGACGCCCCCTCCCGCTCGGTTACGCCGATAACGGTAAAGGTGGCGTCACATGGAAAAGCCGCCCCGCAGGGCGGCTCTCCGTTGCTCTTGAAATGAAAATGGCGGGGGCTTCCCCCCGCCGCCTATATGACGACGCGTTCTGCGGCACCTCGTATGGTGAGGGCGCTTTCTCCGCGCCGATGCTATGTGGCGGAACGCCGAGGATTCGAACCTCGGGGACCTCACGGCCCACTCGGTTAGCAACCGAGCGCAATCGGCCTCTCTGCCAGCGTTCCGTGATGCCCGCGTGCTTTCGGGTGGCGGGCGCTCACCGTGGGGCGGGGCCGCGTGCGGCTCCCGCCCATTCCGACGTCGATTATACGCTACTCTCCCGCGCTTGCGTACCGCGAGTATCCAGGCCCGAAGTTCGGGTTGCCTGGGCCTGGGTTCTCGGCCATGCGCCGCTCGACCTCCGATACGGGTATGAGCAGCGCCTTGCTCCCGCGCTCGCGCTCCGCAGAAATGTCGCCGCGCTTGACGAGCTGGGACACGCGGCCCTTGCTCACCCCGAGCATGGAAGCGGCCTCGGTCAGCGTGACGTAGCCGCCGACCTCCTCGGCCACGACCGCCCTCGTCGGCAGCAGCTCCCCAGCGGCTCTGGCCTCGACGCTCTCCCGCGTCACGCCGTACCAGCCTCCGAACTTCTCGCCATCCAGCTGGCCGTCTGCCACGAGCGCGGAAATGCGCGACACGTCCACCCCGAGGATTGCAGCGGCCTCGCCCGCCGCCATGTAGCCTTCGGGCATCTCGGGCGCTTCCCTCCTCAGGTTCGGGTTGCCCGCCCTCGGCTTCGAGTCGATGCGCGCCTGGACGCTCCATGGCGTCACGTGCGGAACCCCGCCGACCGTCACGCCTTCGAGCTGACCCCTGCGCACCAGCTGGCGGACGCGCTGGGCCTGCACCCCCAGCGCCTCCGCCGCCTCGTTGTACGTCAGATAGCCGTCTACTCCCATAATCCTCCTATCTCCTGATTGACCTCAGCAGCTCCACGTAGCCCCCGCTGCCGAACTCGCCTGCAATCGCGGCCAGCGCGTACAGCCCTCGGTCCATCGCGACGCGGGCTACCGAGAACCTGTCGAACATGTTGACCTCGCCGCTCTCGCGGACCTCCTCGAACTGCTCCACCAACTCGTCGGTGATTTCCATGCCGCCCTCCTTACATGGTGATTGCCGTCGCCGACGTGCCGTGCTCCAGAGTCAGCCGCTCGTACGCCTCCAGGGCGTCGGCCAGCCTAGCGTGCTCCTCCTCCGCGACCACGTTGCCGTCGCCGTCGAGCACCGCCACGTCAGCCGCGTCGTGCCAGAGCACCAGCACCGTATCGGACTCGGATTCGGCCTCCTCTGGGTCGCTCAGGGTAAGTGTACCGTCGTAGGGGTCGCGCTCCGCGTACGCCATCGGCGCGAGGGTGAAGCCGTTCGCCCTGAAAAGCTCGTCGACGTCTGCCGTGTCTGCGCTGTACATCGTCTTAATCATCGTGGACCCTCCTCGCTTCCTACCATGCCCCGCCGTAGTACGGCGCGAACTCCTCGCCGTCGAACTTCTCGGCATGGGCCTCGGCGTACCGCTCGAAGAACTCCTGCCTGTCCTCGACGCCCTCGGCGTGAAGCTCCTCGGCTATCTCGCGGTCCATGTACGGCACGACCGCCTCGAAGCTCACCTGCTTTCCGTCGTAGTCCCTGACCATCCCCGCGCCGTCATGCTTCGCGCATATTGCGGCGAGGTCGATGTCGTCCCTCCAGTAGCGGTTGCCCGTGCGGTAGTCGATTTCGGTGGCCTCGTCTACGATTGCCTCGACGTCGAAGTCGTCCACGTAGTCGCCCAGGTAGGCTTCCAGCCCGTACATCTCAAACGGCTTGCGCTCCATCGTCGTCTCCTTCTTCCCTCGGTTTCCCTTTCGTCTTGTATTATAGACTATCGTTTATGTTTGCGCAATAGGTTTTCCGAAAAATCGCGGCTAGTACGCATGGCTCACATACCACGCCGCGTCGCGCTCGGTCGGCTCGAAGTGCACCTTGATGACCTGCATCGTGCCGTCCTCCCGCTCGTTGGTTATCCTCGCGTAGTCGCAGAAGCCGTCGTCCGCGTACTCCATGCAGGCGTCGAGCGTTTCCCTACCCTCGGCCAGCCCGCAGAATGTGCCGCCGCTGTACTTGTGGACCGTGTACGCCATCTCCCTCTCCCCGTTCTCCTCGGTCGTCCTACTTGTCCCAGCTGCCCAGGATGATGGTGTCCTCGTCGTAGCCGTGCTCGCGGTTCCACGCCCGCTTCGCCTCCATCTCGGCCTTGAACTCCTCGTGCTCGGCGACCAGCTTGGGCGCGTTCCTTACGGCGTCGGCGATTGCCTGCTTCAGGAACTCCCTGCGCGGCACGTACTCGCTGTCGAGCTTCCAGTCGTCGTCAGCCCACGTCGCCACGGTCCAGACGCGCTCGCTCGGGTCCCAGTCCCATTCGATGCGGAAGCCGTCG